ATTCCGGTGACTGGAGTTCAGACGTGTGCTCTTCCGATCTGGCGCGTGGTGCTCTCCGTGGACACCAGTGCCGACCGTCAGACCACCTATATCGCCGCCGCAGGCTACCGCGAGGACGGATTGCCGCATGTCGAACTGATCGTGCGCCGCGACGGCATGCTCTGGGTCCCGAAATATCTGAAAATGCTTCGTGAGGCTTGGCCGAACATCCACGAAATAGCCGTCCAGTCGAAAGGCTGCCCGGCCGTGGACTTCGCCGACCCGCTCGCGGAAGTCGGTTGGACGGTGCATCTCATCGAGGGCTTCCGCATGGGAGCCGCAACCGGCCGTTTCCGTGACCGAGTGAAGGAAAACAAACTCCGCCATCTCCCCCAGCCCGCCATCGAACAACAGGTGAGCGTGGCCGTGACCCGACGATTGGGTGAGGTCGAGGTGTGGGACAGAAACCAGAGCGCTATGCACATTTCCGGCCTCATCGCCGAATCACAGGCCCTGTATGCGCTGGAGACCATGGACGGCGAACCGGAGAAACCGAAGTACAGGCCCTCCACGGGCATCAAGATTCACTGCTGACACGTGACCGAGGAGGCTGCGTATGGGATTTCTGAATAATCTGCTGCACGGCCCCGCAACCATCGCCATGAAGGACGCGGAACCGGAGACTCCGACCATCAAGGATTCGATGCCCGAGGCCATCAGCTGGCCCACCGACGACGAGTTCGCCGGATACGTGAACGGCATGTATTGCCGCGAATACGCGGTGCGCGTGGTCGTGGACTTCATCAGCCGCCAACTCGCCTCCTTGCCGCTCAAGGTGTATAGGAAGAACGCGGACGGCGACGCCGAGGAAGTGCGCGACGGCACGCTGGCAAGGCTTATCCGCCATCCGAGCGAACTGCCGGGCATGAGCCGCTACCGGTTCTATTCGACGCTCATCCGCGACATGCTGCTCGAGGACCGGTGGCTGTGCACGCTCGGCAGCAACCGGTCGGGTGACGGTAACACGCTTCGTCGCATCCCCGCAGACGGCTACTCGCTGACCGCGAACGGTTTCGGCGAACTCACCGGCGTGACCATCAGCAGCGTGGACGGCAATAAGGGCGGTACCTACCGCCTTCCGGATCCGCGAATCATGCTCGACATCGGCTATATCGACGGCCTGAACCTCGGCGACCCCGTGACCAACGTTCTCCGTTCCCTGCTCTCCGAGGCGCGTGCGATGGCGAAATACCGTCGCAAAGTCGCTGAGAACAGTCCGCAGACACCCGCGTACATCTACCGGCCGAAGGAAATGCAGTGGGAGTCGCAGGAGGATTACGACGATTTCGTGCAAGCGCTCCGCAACTACCAGCAGGGCGGCGGCCGCGAGGGTGCATGGCTTCCTCTGCGCGACGGCATGGAGGTTCGCGCCATCGGCGAACTGTTTAAGCCGGTGGACATGGCCGACCTGGACGCACGCGAGAAAATCAACGAACAGGTCGCGCTCGCGTTTCAGATCTCGCCGGAGAACATCGGCTTCCGCACCGGCACCAACTCGAACATCAGCGCCTACAAGGAAAAGCTCTGGAACGTTGAGTTGTTGCCGTATTTGGTGGCGTTCGAGGAGGCGTTGAACCTCACGCTTCCCGAGGCTGTGGGCGAACCGGACTGCTACATCAAAGCGAATCTGGACGCGAAGCTGCGCGGAACGATGGAGACCCAATATCAGGCTCTCTCCACCGCCACCGGCCGGCCGTTTATGACCACCGACGAGGCGCGCGAACTGCTCGACCGGCCGAAACTGCCGGGCGGCGACCAGCTGATAACCCCGCTCAACGTGAGCGAGGGCGGCCAGCCCAGCCCGCAGGACGGCGGCCAGACCCAGAACGCGCAACAAGGCGCGAGCCCGAACGGCAAGCAGATGCTCGCCGAATTCAAACGCCTCTACACGTATGACGCCGGTTTCCGCGCGTCATGGGACTCGATGACGAAGGGAGAAGCCTCAGATGAGTCTTGATTATCTCGGCTACGAGCTCAAGGAGCTCAAGGCCACCGACGACAGCAGCGGCGGCGTGTTCTCCGGCTACGCGAGCACGTGGGAGAAAGACCTGTACGACGATGTGATTGTCAAGGGTGCCTTCGAGCAGACCTTATCCGCCGACTTCAATAACGGCGGTGCGGGCATTCCGATCCACTGGCAGCACAAGGACGACTCACCCAATGATGTGATCGGCGAAACGTTGAGCGCCGTGGAGGACGAGCATGGCCTGCTCATCACCGCGAAGCTCGACACCGACATCGCGGAGGGCAAGCGAGCCTACGACCTGCTCAAGCGTGGCCTCATCCACCAGATGAGCATCGGTTTCATCGCCGAGAAGACCGCGTGGGTCGAAAGCGAGGAATCGAAGAGCCCTTGGGACGGCTACCGGGAGATTCGCCAGCTCAAGCTGTTCGAAATCAGTCTCGTGCAGGTCGCCGCCAACCAAGGAGCGGAAGTGCTCGAGGTCAAGGCCGGCCGGGCCATAAGCAAGGCGAACGAGGACAAGATTCGCACGGCCTACGAGGCATTGGGCGAACTGCTTGATTCCATCACCGAAACCCCCGACGACGAGCCGGACGATTCCAAACCCGATGACGAGCCGGACGACGATACGCCGGACGATTCGGACAAGCCCGAGCCGGACGACGGCAAGGCGAAAAAGAGTTTTGACCCGCAGTGGGCCAAGGAAATCAGCGACTTCCTCTCGCTGGCAAACAACCAATAGAAAGGATGATCCATGGGTTACATGGAGAAGCTGGCCGCCGAGAAGAAGGCGGTCAAGGCCCTGTACGACAAGGGCATGGAGAACCTCACCGATGATGAGGCGACCGAACTGAAGAACCGCTTCGAGGAGGCCAAGCGTCTTCAGGAGCGCGTCGACCTGTTCAAGGGCGTGAACGACCTGAACGTGGACGATGTGAAGCCCGAGGCCAAGACGGCTCCCGCCGCCAAGACGCTGGGCGACTTGTACGCGCAGGAGCTGAAGAAGGCCGGCGTGACCGTCATCGGCACCAAGGCGCACCCGTTCGCTTCCAGCGAGTTCAAGGCCGCGACCGACATGCACGTGGCGGGCACCGGCACGGCTGGCACCGGATACCAGCCGGTCGTCACCCAGATCGACATGAACGGCGTGTGGCCTTACGAGCGTCCGCTCGTGGTCGCCGACCTGTTCGGCTCCGTCACCCTGAGCGGCAACGCCAACACCGTGGAATACCCCGTCTATGGCGCGCTCGAGGGCGGCGCTGGAACCGTGGGCGAGGGCGGTGCCAAGCCGCAGACCCATCTGCCGGCCCCCCGCTGGGAGTCCGACAGCCTCAAGGAGGTCGCCGCCTGGTGGAAGGTCACCGACAACATGGCCGAAGACCTCTCCTACATCGTCTCCGAAATCAACAACCACGCCCGCTACAACCTGCAGCTGCTGGAAGAGACCCAGCTGCTGTCCGGCAACGGCTCCGATGCGAACATCAAGGGTCTGCTCACCCGCGACATCCAGAAGATGGGGCAGGACACCGACTCCGACCCGGACCGCATCTTCAAGGCCCGCACCAAGATCGCGCTGGCCACCGGTTTCCGCGCGGACGCGCTGGTCATCAACCCCGCCGACTACGAGGCCATTCGCCTCTCCAAGGACGCGAACGGCCAGTACTACGGCGGCGGCTACTTCAACGGCCAGTACGGCAACGGCACCATCATGCAGGATCCGCCGCTGTGGGGCCTCAAGACCGTGGTCACCGAGGCCATCGCCCAGGGCACCGCTCTGGTCGGCGCGTTCAAGCTCGGCGGCGCGGTCATCCGTAAGGGCGGTCTGCGCGCCGAGTCCACCAACTCGCATTCCGATGATTTCACGAACGATCTCATCACGTTCCGCGTGCGCGAACGCCTCGGCCTGCAGGTCAAGTACCCGAAGGCGTTCGTGTCCGTCGCCCTCGGCAAGAAGGCCAAGTGAGGTGACCGCCGATGAGTGACGCAACCAAGGTGCTGCAGACCGGGGTCGATACCGGTGATGGCAGCACGTATCCACAGCCGGTGGTCGTGGTCGACGCCGCCGGCAATCCCATCGACCTGACCAAGGCGAACGGTGCGGCCATCACCTCGGTGACGGCCGTGGCCCTCGCCGCCGGCGCGGCTCCCACCGCGACGCTCGCGGATGGCGTGCTCACGCTTGGCATTCCGGCCGGCGCGAAAGGCGGCAATGGCGATCCGGGGCCAGCCGGCAAGAATGGTGCTCCCGGTGCCGCCGGCGTGGGCGTGAAGTCGATTTCCCTGACCAAGAACTCCGACAATGCCATCACCGGCGGCACTTGGGTCGGCACCGACGACCAGTCGCACGCCTTCACCGTGGCCTAACGTGAATCGACTGGAGGCGAACGATGGCCGATGAAACCATTCCCGACATCATCACCGACCCGTCAGGCTTCGACGCTGACGGCGAGTTCTGGCTGAAGGCGGCGCAGGCGGCCATCCGCCGCACGTGCGGCTGGCATATCACGCCGAACATCGAACTGTCGGGCGTAGCCAATTCGCGGGGAGGCAAGGTGATTCGTCTCCCCGCACGCCATGTCACCTCCGTCGACGAGCTGACCGACAGCGCCGGCAACCGGCTGCACTACGCCTACGACCCCACCACGGGTTTGGTAGAATGCACCACCGGCGCATTCCCGGCCGGCGTCGCCGCGATACGCTACCGCATCCACGCCGGCTATACGCCGGATGAGGTGCCGGACGTGATGGGCGTGCTCATCAACGCCGCGAAGCGTGCGAGCATGGCCTCCGCCGGCGTCATCCAATCCCAGTCGGTCAACGGCAGCAGCGTCACCTACAACGTGTCGTTGATGGCCGACGAGCTGGCGAAACTCGACCGGTACAAGCTAGGAGCGCTGCCGTGAGCATCATCGACGACATCAATGCCTCCGGCCTGCCTGCGGCCACACGGTTCGTGCGGCTGCGCGCCTCGCGTAAAGCCGACCCGTACAATCCCGCGCAGACCACGGAGGATTGGAAGCATCCTGTCGAATTGGAAGTGCATGGTGCCCTGGCATCGAGCACTTCGACTCGCACGCCCGATGTGTTGGACGTGCAGACCACCTCCACGGCGGTGCTCACCGTCGCCGACCCGAATGCGGATATCCGGCTTGGTGACCGTATCCGACCCGAACCGGCGGACGGCCGCATGTGGGAGGTGTCCGGCTTCCCCAGCCGTGACGTGAACGCGTTCACCGGCTGGCAGCCCACGCTGGAAGTCCAGCTCACCGAGTGGAAGGGGTAGCCGATGGCCGGAAGCGGACAGATCAAAGTGCATTTCAACGACTCGTTCTTCGACCAGATGCTCAACTCGGCCGACGTCAGGGCCCTGACCCGAGGTGCCGCCGAGAAGGCGCTCGGCGTGGCCAAGGCCAACGCGCCCGTGGATACGGGAGCCTACCGCGACGGTCTGGAGGTCAAGGCCGTGCAGCGCGCCCACCGCACCACCTACATGGTGGTCGGCACCGACGCGAAGACCATGCGGGTCGAATCACGCACCGGCAACCTGCGCAAGGCGCTGAAGGCGGCGAAGGTATGACACTCGTATTGCCTCCTGACATGGAAGCTTTCCTCTGCGATTATCTGCGCGACCATATCACCGATGTGGATGGTTTGCAGGTGGGCAGCAAGAAGCCTCACGACTATCAGGGCGCGTATCCGCTCGTCACCGTCCGCGATGACGGCGGCGACGCGGACGGGCTCGGCCAGTTCGACCGCACGATAGGCGTGAACGTGTACGGGTGGAGCCGACAGGACGAGAAACCCTGCAAGACGCTCGCCCGCCGTGTCTACGCGGTGCTCACCGAACACCCGGCCATCGCTCTCGCCGAACACTCCCCCATCACCGCCGTCGATGACCAACAGTGCAACGGCCCCTATCCGGTTTCCGACGATTCGGACACCGCGCACTACTACCTGATCGTCGAATATTCGACGATCGGCGAACATTGAACATTTTCCAGCTTTTCACTGCCCCGCATATTCTGCGGGGCTTTTTGTTTGAAAGGACACTATTATGACCGCTGATGCGCAGGGCAACGACCTGACAGCCGTCAAGAACGTTGTCACATCGAAAATCATCATCGCACCGTATGCGGCAGGCAAGCAGCTGACCGCCTCGCAGATCGCGCCAACCGTCGCCGACCCGGAAACCTCGCTCAAGAGCGTGTTCGGCACTGACCAGTCGGCCGTGGGCCTCATCACCAGTGATGGAGCGCCGCAGGACGCGCGCGACGCCGACGACGCGACCGAATTCCATCAGCCCGGCTACCAAATGAACGCCGACCCCACACTGACCCTCGCGTTCACCGTCGCCGAAGATAACGCGACCACCCGTCTGCTGACCATCGGCAAGCCGGACACTACCGGCGTCTACCACGTCAAGGACATCATCCAGGACACCAAGTGGTTCGCATATCAGGAGACCGTGTACAAGAGCGGCGTCACCCGCCGCCGCCTGGGCGTCATCCAGATCACCGGCAACGAGCCCGCACAGGATACGCGCGGCGAAGTGTCCGGCCTCGCATTGACCGCCACCTGGCAGATCGACTCCGCCGTGGATTCCGGCAACAGCCGTTACCTGCAGTCCTACTACACCGCCCCAAAAGACTGACGCCTCTGACCGTGACCGCCGCAGCCCGTAAGGGAGGCCAGACGGTCACGGTGAGAGAGGCCATCGCCAGCGGCCTCCAGAGGCGCTACAAGATCACCGCCGCCAATGCGAAGCCCACGGTGGATTACGACACCGTGGTCGACACCGCATCCGGCTGGCTCGCGTGGCCGGCGAACGGGCAGGTTTCGGGCACCGCCGGCCAGATCGTCACCGTGGTCGACAGCACCACGAGCGGCGCGAACGCACGCGCCAAGGGCGAGGCGACGCTGCCGGCCCCGACCGCCTGACATCCATCAAAAAACGTTCCGTGCGTGTGCTCCTATCCGCGCACGGGCCCCAACCCATTGATAGGAGACCAACACAAAATCGATAGGAGCACATTATGGCAACCACGAAGGCATGGACACCGACCACGGCGGATTTCGACGCATGGGATGAACAGGCCGAGGCCGAGGCAATCGCCGAAACCGCGAAACAGGTCAAGGTACGCCACATCATCAGGAACGGCGAATACTGGGCCCTCGCACCGGGAGGCACCATCTACAAGCTGCCCCTCTACCTGTCCATCGCGGATTTCGAGGCCCTGTCGAACACGCAGTCCGACACGGAAAGCATCGAACAGGTCAAGCGAATCCTCACCGTATTCGCCGGCGAAGAACAGGCCAAGAAACTCGAAAAGGAGCCCATGCAGGTCGCATTCAACCTGATCCAGGACTACGGCGCACTGCTCGCTAAGACGCAGGGCGTGGACGACCTGGGAAAATCAGCGGATTCTGCCGACTCCTCGAATCAGAGGAAGGAATAGGCATCCGCGCCGACTTCGCCCGATACGGGTGGAGCCTCGAACGTGATCTGGGCGACCGGCTGCGCTACGCGGACGCCATCGCCCTCCACGAGAAACTCGCCGCCGACCCACGCACCTACACGGGCATGAGGTCGTTTGGCCTCATGCTGCCCATGACCGTGACCGACATGATGCTGCTCGGCATGTTCGGAGGCGGCAGGCTCCTCGGCGACATCGGCGGCAAGGACGACACGGCGGAGATCACCGAAGAAGAACGGTTGGAAGCCGAATCACACATGAGCGGACTGTTCAGGAGGTGAATCATGGCAAACGGAGCCGAAGTCGGGCAGGGCCATATCTCCCTGTTTCCTGAAATGAAGGGATTCAGGCAGGCGGTCAACAAGGAGATGCAGGACGCCGGCAAATCCGGCTCAAACCGCTTCTCCAAGAGCTTCGACGGCAACAAAATCGGGAAAAGCTTCGGCGGCAGCTTCAAAAACTCGTTCGATGACGCAACCTCCAGCCTCGGCAAAGATGCGTTAAAACCGTTCCAGCGCGACGTGGCCCAAGCTACCAGCAAGGCTTCGGCGGCAATGCTCAACTACAAGCAATCCGCCATTAACGTGCAGGCCACCCAAGACAAGCTCAACGCCGCAATCGCCAAATACGGGCCGGAATCCACACAGGCCCAATCAGCTGCCGTCAAGCTCGAGCAGGCCCAACTGCGCCAAGCCGACGCACTGGCCAAGTCCAATGCCGCCGCCGAAGCGAAAACCCAAGCCACCAAAACGCTGAAGGCCGCAGAGGAGGAATTGGCCAACACATCCGCCAAGTCCGCACGCGGTTTCTCCTCACTCGCGAACAGTTTCAAAATCGGCCTCGGCAGCATCGTCAATGGCAATTCCGCATTCTCCGGCGCGGCCAAGGGCCTGATGAATCTCGGTGGCGCGTTCGAGAAATCAAAGTCCACGGTCACCGGCTGGGCGAGTACATTGCAGGACAAGGCCAAATCGGCGTTCGACAAAATGCCAGAAGGGGCCAAGACCGCCGCATCGACGGCCATCGGCGCTTTCGGCAAGTTCGGTTCCGCCACCGCGTCAGTGTTCGGCGCGGTTGGCTCCAAGATCACCGGCACATTCTCTAATGTCGGTTCAGCCGTCACGGAGAAGATGAGCGCTCTTGGCTCCTCGATAGGCTCCGCGCTCCAGACCGGAGCCTCGGTCGGGTTGAAGGCCGTTACGGCAGCCGCCGCAACTGCCGGTGCCGGCATAGCCGTGGCCGGAAAACAGGCGCTCGACGCCTATGCCACGTGGGAACAGGCGGTCGGCGGCGTCGACACCCTGTTCAAAAGCGCTTCCGGCACCGTGCAGAAATATGCCGCGGACGCGTACAAGACCGCAGGCGTTTCGGCCAACGATTACATGAATCAGGTCACTTCGTTTGCCGCGAGCCTCGTGCAATCGCTTGGAGGCGATACCGCCAAAGCCGCCAAATTGGGCAACACGGCATTGGTCGATATGAGCGACAACGCCAACAAGATGGGCACCGACCTCGGCTCCTTGCAATGGGCGTACCAGGGCTTCGCCAAGCAAAACTACACGATGCTGGACAATCTGAAGCTCGGCTACGGCGGCACCCAAGAGGAAATGAAGCGCCTTATTCAGGACGCTTCCAAGATGACCGACATACAGAAGGAGCTCGGCGTCACCGTCGATGGCTCCTCCATGTCGTTCTCGAACGTCGTGTCCGCAATCCACGTCATGCAGAAGAGCCTCGGCATCGCCGGAACGACCTCGGAGGAAGCCGCAACCACCATCGAGGGCTCCATCGGCATGATGAAGGCCGCATGGCAGAACTGGCTGGCAGGCCTCGGCAACGAGAACGCCGATATGGGCGCTCTCAGTCAGCAGCTCGCCGAAAGCATCGTCACCGTGCTCAAGAACGTGCTGCCCCGCATACAGCAGATCGCCAAGGGCGTCGTGGCCGCGATACCGGCACTGTTCAGCGCTCTAGTAATCCAACTGCCACAACCGTTCCAGGACGCGGTGAACAAGGTGGCCAGCGTGCTGTCCGGATTGCCCGACGCCGTAAAGGGCAAAATAGGAGAAACCGCAGGCCCGTTCAAAACACTGGCTGCGACAGTGGAATCCGTGTTCGACCGGATAGTCGGCATCGTGAAAAGCGTTGGAGACGCTTTCTCCACCGCGTTCACGTTGAGCGGCGGTTCTCTGGGCGGCTTGGCGCAGCTCGCTGGACTATTGGTCAGCCTTGCGAGCCCCCTCGGTGTTGTTCGACTCCTGTTCTCCCAGTTCGGTGACCAGATTTCGCAGATCGCCGTCACCGTGGGCCCTTCTCTTGTGTCCATACTCCAGTCCATCGCCTCAGCGATAGGCGGTGCCATCGGAGGATTGCTTCCGGGAGTGATGGCCGCAATCAACGCACTCATACCAGTCATCGGCCAGATCATTATGACGGTCGGCCAGATCGCCGCCGTGGTGATGCCCTTCATCGCCACGCTCGCCAGTCAACTGGCCCCGGTCATCAGCCAGATAGCCACGGTTCTCGGCCAGCTCATGGCCGCGTTGGCCCCGGTCATCGGTCAACTGGTGTCGGCATTGCTCCCCGTGATTCAAAACATCATCACCGCGATGGTGAATCTGGCGAACGCGGTGCTGCCGATCATCATGTCGATAGTCAATGTGGTCATGTCGGCCATACAGGCCGTGATCCCGATTATCACCGGAATCGTGTCCGTTGTGGCATCGGTCGCTGCCGCCATAGCGTCGGCGATAGGCACCGTGGTGACCGTCATAGTCAACATCGTGGCGACCGTCACCTCGGTGGCCGCCTCCATCATCGCGGTGGCATCAGGATTGCTTGACGGTGTATTGGCCGTGGTGCAGGCCATTCTCAGCGGCATCTCCACATTCGTGACGTCCATCGTATCGATGGTCACGACAGCGTTCACGACCGTGGTCAACACCATCGGAGCTGCGGTAAACGCTGCGGGAAGCCTCATCAGTGGCTTCTTTTCCACCGTGGCGAACGTGTTCCTCGGCATCGCGAATACCATCGGCAACACGATTCGCAACGCGGCATCGGCGTTGGCCAACGGATTCTCCGGCATGGTATCCGCCGCCATGAGCGGTGTGAACGGCGTGGTCAACGCCGTGGGCCAGATACCGGGCAGAATCATGGGCTTCTTCTCCGGGGCCGGCGGATGGCTGGTGGATTCTGGACGAAAAATCATTCAGGGTCTTATTGATGGAATCACCGGAATGATTGGTGCTGCCGGCAAGGCGATCAGTGGCGTGATGAGCCGTATCCGTTCGTTCCTGCCGTTCTCCCCCGCGAAGCGTGGCCCTTTCTCGGGTCATGGCTGGACTCCCTACTCCGGCAAGGCGCTGGTCGAGGGCTTGGCGGAGGGCATGGACTCCGCAGCACCGTCGGCAGTCGCGTCGATTCGTGGCGTGATGCGCAACATCAACGACCAGATCGGCGGCGCGGGAACGCTCATGCTGTCCGCCAACGGGTCGAACGACAACGGCTCGCTGGCCGATTCCATCGCCAACGCCCTGTCGAACGCGGGCGTCGGCGAAACCTACAACCAGACGTTCGTTTATCCGGCCATCGCTCCGACTGTGCTGTCCACGCAGCAGCGCCTGCAGAAGGCGGCGATGGCCCAATGGTGAGAAAGGCAGGGTGAACCGGCATGCCGATGGAGGTCTCCTACAAGCTCAACGGCATGCCGTTGGACACCGACGGTTTCCACGTGACCGTCAAATCGGGGTGGAGGGCACCGATCAGCCCCCGCCGCAACGTGGTCACCGTGGCCGGACGGCATGGAAGCGTGCTGACCGGCATGACCCCGCGATTCGACGAACGCGAGCTGACGATACGCACCGTCGCCCATGGCATACGCTCCACGCAGACCGCCGAACGGTTCCTGCGCCTGTGCTCCATGCCCTCGTTGACGCTCTCCAAAACGGAGACCGACGTTGAGGGCGGGTACAGCCGGTCGATGAGCACGCGCGTGGAGCTGACGAGCCTCTCCCCCGGTGACGAGGAGCGTCCATGGCGGCCCGTGGAGCAGCTGGCGGCGGTGTTCGCCATGCCGGACGTGTTCTGGCATGGCGAACAGCCCATGGTGCGTGAGCTTTCGGCAAACGGCGGCGCGCTCGTGCCGAAGCCGTTCAGGATCGACCCATATTGGACGCGTTGGAGCGGCGAGGCGAACAATTCGACCTCGCTGCTCGCCGATTTCGCGACCATGTGGCTCGGCGACCCCAACAACAGTCCGTCGATACTGTTCGACGAGGTGGTGGATGGCATGTTCGGAGACGCGCCCATCACCGATCCGATAATCCGCTGCCAGTCGGTCACCGGCGTGAAAATCACCGATCAGTCATCGAAAACGACCATCACATGGTCGGGCACGCTCCCGTCCGGCAAACCGTACCTGTATCTCAGTCCCGTGAATCTCTCCGCATGGTGCTCCGACTCGGCCACCGCCTGGTCGGGCGGCACCAGCCTGACCGGCATCGACTGGGAAGGCGAACCGTTGGAGATCTGGCCCATGGCGGACGGGTCCTACCGTCTCTCCGCTCAACAGACCGGCGGCACGAACCCTATCGCCGTCAGGTTCAGCCCCTCATGGTGGTGAGCCCACCAAACAAACGCTTTTTTAGGAGGATGCATTGTCCAAGTCACTGCACGCGCGCCTCGTGGCCTACGAGCCCTTCGGCCAGCGTATCGGCGTGCTTCCCCAGCCGACGAGCTTCGACGCGAGCCTCGTCCACAACGACGACGGCGCGTTGAACCTCACCTACAGTCGCAAGGCGCTGGGCGGAAGCATACTGTCCCGCACCCTCGAACAGGGATTGGAGATCGCGCTCGAGGTTAGCGACGGCGGCAAATACAGGGAGCCGGACAACGCGCGCTATCTGGTCATCGCGCGTAAGAACGATTCCACCGACGAGTCGGACACGGTGACCATCAGCAGCGCCCCCAGCATCAGCTGGCTCCTGTCGAAAACACTCAACAACGACACCTCCCATCTCATCGCCGACGGCGACAACAAGGGCAAGAGGGCTTTCCTCAGTATGAATTCTGGCGTGATCGTCAAGACCATGATGGACGAGAACCGTGAACGCGGTGGCGCGGCCACCGGTCTCACCCTCGGCTTCGACACCGGCATGGACTCCGCCGGAACATCGTGGAAAAGCGTCTACACGCTTTACTATTCGCTCGGCGTGAGCGTCCAGTCCGCGTTGGCCAGCCTCGTCGGCGGCGGCGGTGTGGACTGGCGTACCAGCGGACGCACGCTGAAGATGTGGAATCCAGACAGCACGAGCCTGAGCCGAGACCTATCCGGTCGCGTGAATCTGCGTTTCCGCCGTGACGTGGCCGAAGCACCGAACGAGGAATCGATCAGCGAACTCGCCAGCGACATCCTCGTCGAGGGCGACAACGGGTTAATCTTCCGCGAGACCAACGCCGCGGCACCTACCCCATGGGGCAAGTGGGAATCATACGTCTCGCAGGGCGGAGTCTCGGACAAGGCCACCGCACAGGCATTCATGCTGGCGACCCTCGAATCCAGCGCCCGAGTGCGAGGCCAATACACGCGCAGCCTCAACATCTACGACGTGGACACCCTGCCGCTCTTCGACTACCACGCCGGCGATTGGATCACCGCCCCCACCGTCAAGCACGGCGAAAAAGTACGAATCCAGGAAATCGACATCTCGTTCGACTCCACCAGCGGCCTGACCGCCAGCGTGATGCTCAACGACCTCAAGCTCGACGCCGCCGTCAAAGCCAACAAGAAGATTCAGGGCATCACCGGTGGCGCAACGTTGGCCGGCAGCGAGGGCGGCCGCCCGGCTCCGGAGAAGGATCATCGCACGCCGAAGGCCGTGACTGGTCTTGTGGTGCAGACGGACGCCTACATTGGTTCGGATGGTTTCGCGCATGGTCTGGCCACGGCTTCGTGGTCCGCCGTGACCGAAGCCACGAACAATACCGCCATTGAGATTAGCGATTATGCCGTCGAGTGGCGCAGGCACGTGGATGGCGCGCCGTGGCATTCGGCAGGCACGACTGATAAGACGCAGCTTGGTTTCGGCGGCTTGGATTGCGGCACGCAGATCGAGGTGCGTGTCAGGGCTGTGCCGACGTATTCGGACAGGCTCGGCGAATGGTCGAGCGTTTTCGTGGCCACCGTCGAATCGGACACGACGCCATGCTCCGTACCGTCGAAGCCGGTATTGTCGTCCGAGCTTGGCGTGGTGACCGTCCACTGGGACGGCAGGACCTCCACCGGCGCGTCGATGGAATCGGACTTCGATCATGTCGAGGTCGGCGAGGGCGTCAATGCGGCCGGCATGACCGTCATCAGCGCCACGCAGTCCGGTCGTGGCGATTATCTTGTGACCGGTCTGGCAGCAGGTTCCCGGCACTCCTATGCGCTGAGGTCGGTCGATCATGCGGGCAATCGTTCCGGCTGGTCGGCCATCGCCTCGGTGACGGTCGCGTCGGCGGTCTCGCCTGATGAGGTCAAGCAGATCCAGAAGGATTTGGCTGACAACAAGACGGCGTCGAAGGACAATACGGCCAAGCTCGATCAGGCGCGGAAGGACATCCAAGCCAACAAGTCGAATCTCGACACGGCGAA